CTTTAGTATGTCTCGTAGTTTCCACCAACTACGGTGTTCGACATAATACCTATACTCATATTCTTCAGCGAGTGCTTTGAAATGCTCATACAACCATTGGTAATTGTCAGATGATCGCATGACCCACTGCGTACATGGGTGGTGTTCGTGAGTAATACCATAGATAGGACTATCTGATGGAGTGATGTCGTAGTCGAGGCACCTGTGAGCGGCAGACAGCATCTGCGCTGATTCCAAAGGCATCTTAACAACGTGTTTGTCACACTGCATACGAGCCGCCTGCTGCGGATCTAAGTCGAGAACGAATATATTCATAGCTCACTTCTCCATTGTTTAATTTTATTTAACAAACTTTCGGCACACTCATGTCTGCCATAGATAATATCGTCTGTATTATCTGAAGTTACACATTCGTCGTTATTATCAATAGCTTCTTTAACTTGTGCGCCATCATATACTTCTTCCTCAAGCCACTTCTCGGCTTTACCAAGCACAATGGCATCTCTAACTATTTCGTCATATACGGATTGTGGTTTTGCACGATCACTAAACAGTCCTGCTAACCATAGTATGTAGACGGTGACTACTGCCCCGCCGCACAGGAACGTCGCGACGAATAATATTATTTGATGATTCATTTAACCCTCCTATAATTCTGGTACTACTACTTTGAATGTATACCCAAGTTGCTTGATCGTATCTATTGCATTATCCGTCAACGTCGTCTTACCTGCCAGATCCGCAAACAACTGCGATTTCATACAATCAGGATATACTCGACGTATACCGTCATGATATTCAACGGATACTACTAACGTGGTATTGTTAGACACAACAAGGGGATTTTGTTCTTCATACTCCCCATCAATTTCTTCAATTTTAGTTATGTAGGACATTAGTTCCCTCCCAATATTTTAGGTCGTGGTAATGGTACTTTCATAGGTTTGCTTATGATGTTAGTCTGTTTGCAACCCATCATTATATCTTTCCCATAAATCTTTTTGAAATGGGCATAGAGATTGTCTACTGACTTACTCAACTTAGCATTGTGTTGAAATACTTCTTGGCATTCGTCTTGGTTCTTGAACCAGATAACAGTATTAACGTCGTGGTTCTCACCGTTAATCGGAAACGAATACGATATAACCAAGGCAGTTACGTATTCAATGAACATGAGTTATACCCTCCAATCCGTAAGCTAAAAGTAAAAGTATATAGATTGTTAAAAAGACACAGAGCGCACCAATTATACTTTTGGTTATTTCACTCTGTGCCATGCTCAATAGGAATGTCTTGAGTTCTTGCATGATGCACCAACCTACTTACGCGTTGTGTGTTTGTACTACTGATTGACTGGCGTTGATCGCATCGGTCATTGTCGCGTAGATGTAAGGCACTCCGTTAGTAACAACGAACCACATTCCTTTGTACTCTTTGATCTCGCACTTGCGCAAGGTCTGTCTCCACTTCTTGTTTACAACTTTAGCGACCCTATGCACTGCTAGTTTCTCGCTACGTGTAGCAGAAGATTTATTAATAGACCCACCATCACGTCGTGCCTTTTCTTGTGGCTTGATGTAATTGTGAGTAGCACAACGTCGTGTTTGCACACGTCTAACTTTGTTAGGCATGGTAGCACCTCCTGAATATATGTAATGGAATTGGCTTGTCTCGTCAGTATCGTGTGAGCCACACACGATAGACTAGGTGGTTTAGTCACGTTACCTCTTCTTCGGTACTCCCACCTAGTTTCGACCTTATGCTACTGCTTTAAGTGGCACAACTTTTGTGCTATTAGCCAACTTTTGAAGTTGAGCAATAGCGTTCTCCAAACCACCAGTAGTACTTTCTTTTACAACGGTGGCTCTTGGTCGACCCTTAAGGTCAGCATTCTCGTCAATATTCTCATTGCCTTTCTTGACGAGCGCGATAACCATTTGGTCAAGTGTCAAGTCTTTTGCGATCTGCTTTACAGACTTCACGAAGTCAAACCAAGGCACAACTTCTGTGTCCTCGTGTGTGTACTCGTCGTACACTGCTTGACCGTTCGCAAACTCTGAGTTGTCACGCATAGTCTTGTTTAAGCTAAACGCACCATCAGACTTGATCTTGGCAAAACCGTACTTCTCAATCCAATCGATAATAGCTTTACGGTCTTGACCTTTCACACTATCTAGCAAGTGAGTGAACATTGTCACGTCACCATGCTCATAAGAGTGCGCAGATATCTCGCAAAGAGTAGATTGTATCATTGAGCGCAAAGTCTGATTTCTATTAGAAATAGCTTTGATCTGAGCCTTAATACGCTTATTAGATGCTTTTGCGTTATCGAACATGATTAACTCCTTCCATTGTTTCCATGTATCAAACTAGGTGACGCCAAAGGCTTAACGAGAACTGCATTAGCTTGGAACTCGCATGACGTTTCGATATGACGTTACTAATTGAGTAACCCATTGAGAAACAAGCATTATGACGTTATGACGGACAAAAAGAGTGATACTGAAATTGTCGCAAAATCGTATGCACTACTACACACTCTAGGAAATACCATATCTCTCTTAACTAACGTCATAACGTCATAACGTCATAAAGGTCGTACTAAATGGCTGATTTCATTGAATATTCCATTATGACGTTCCATATGACGTTTCATATGACGTCACCTACGTTGACACATGGCGTGGACACGAGCTAATCGAGACTGACAAGCAGACAACGTGTTGGCACGATATACGATCGTCATGCCCACGCACAATGTGTCATGTGCTACATGAACCGTGCCAATTTTAGATATAGTTGGTCTGGAGACCTAGTGCATTGCCAAGATGCACGTCAGCCGTTTTCGTGTTGGGGAGCATTTCTGCTACTAGCCCACTCCGATAAGTCGGTAGCACTGGTTCAGCCGATCTCTTTCGAGACCCACACTACACGTGTGGGAATACGTCTTGCGCTTTACATTCGGGTACGCTCGAGAGCGCACTCACAACTAGCCTGCTTTCCACGAGGTGCAGTTAGACCCGTATCTTTAACGCGCGGTGGTTCGGCGCGTGGCTTTGGCTACTCACGTTACGTCGTCAGACGTCGCTCACAGCTAACCCAATCTGTCGGCTCGCATTGGGCGAACCTCAACAATAGCGAGACGTAAACAAGGGGGGGAGGGGACGATGGGGGGTGGGTGCTGCCCCTGGCCTTATGTATCCCGTGTATAGCAACCCCTATTTTTTCCATTGTTCTCTTTTTGTTCTTCGTCATGCTGTTTCTTGACGAAAATGCTCTAGTCTGCTAACGTGTAGAAATGAATGAGCGCGTAAATCATGTTATAGACCCTACAAAAGTGGCTGAGCCTATCTTGTCGCCTACTGAACTAGCTAAAATTGAGGAAGATCCGTCTCTAATGGAGACTGTTGCTCGACTATTAGGGGCGGTAAACCTCGATAATTTGTTTCGCACAATGCAAAGCCCTGAAATAAACCCGACTGCCCGTATAGAATTTCAAAAATTACTCAATAAAATGGGCAGACTAGAGCCTGATACCAAGGCAGATGTCGCTGGTGCGGGCCCGCAGGTTGTAATTAACATCACACGTGCTAAAGATCAGGAAGATGCCATCACTATAGAGGGTCAGGCAATCGATAATGGCGCATGAAATCAATTTTGAGGTCATAAAAAGCCTTGATGAGTTCTTTTACAGTGAAAAATTCATTAGTTTAGCTGTCGGCCCCGTAGGATCGACGAAAACGACAGCAGGAATTATGAAAATTTTGCATCATTCGGCTAGAATGGCTCCATGTAAGGACGGAATTAGGCGTTCCAGGGCGATTTGGGTACGAAATACGCGAGAACAACTGCGGGATACGTCTATTCCAGACTTTTTAAAGTGGATTCCAGACGGTGTTATGGGTAGTTTTCTTAAAACTGAGTACAAATTTATACTAAAAGTAGGGGATATTGAGTGTGAAGTGCTCTTCAGGGGCCTTGACGACGCTAACGACGTACGAAGATTGCTGTCATTACAGGCTAGTTTCTTCATTTTTGACGAGTTTAGGGAGATACACCCCGATATTTACAACGCTGCACAGGGTAGAATAGGCCGATATCCCGACAAAATGATGAATGGAGTGGGGTGTCAGACTGATGATGGAGAGCCTAATATGCACCTTTGGGGTATGACAAACCCCCCTGATATGGACACATATTGGGAAGATTTGCTTACAGACCCCCCTGAAAACGTCCATGTTACTCTACAACCTAGTGGTTTAAGCCCTGAAGCTGATTGGATAAAGTATTTGCCTGATGATTATTATGATAATTTATCTCAAGGTAAGACTGAAGATTGGGTAGATGTATACATACACGCTCAGTTTGGTAAATCATTAAGTGGTCAACCCGTATTCAGGTCGTTCGATAGGTCAGTACACGTGTCCAAAGACGAGCTGAAGCCGATGTTCTCTGATGCTCCCCTTATCATAGGTGTCGACGCCGGGTTGACGCCTGCTGCGGTAATCGGCAATGTTGCGTATGACGGCAGGCTCGTCGTCTACGATGCCCTTATCTCCGACGGGATGGGCGCGCTACGCTTCATAAGAGAATGCCTGAAGCCCCTATTAGCAAATAAGTATGCTGGACGTAGGGCAATCGTTATAATTGATCCTGCGGCTTTTCAGCGCGTTCAGACGGACGAACGGACGGTAGCTGACATCTACAAGAACGAAGGATTTAGTATACGTCCTGCACGAACAAATGCTGTTGCTGCTAGAATTTCAGCAGTCGACAAATATTTAACACGTGTGGTAGATGGTAAGTATGGATTTATTGCCTGCCCTGTACATGCAGGAAATTTAATACAGGCTCTTGCAGGAAAATACCGATATAAAATAAATACGAAGGGGGTACGTGACGAAAAACCAGAAAAATCCCATCCGTGGTCTGATATAGCTGATGCGTTTCAGTATTTATGTTTGCACGCTGACGGAGGTGAAGTTTTTGGAGCAGCTAACTTTAATAAAGCAAGAAAAGAAGTTGTTAAGGTTTCAGCAGGAGGTTGGACATAATCTGTTGACGTGTTAATGGTTTAATGATAGGATTTTTACATGACGCTTGGCCCAGCTATAATTCCTGTTGCCCGTTCTAGTGATTTAGAGGCAGCAGCAAAACGCGAGTCTGAAGACACGCAAAATCGTCCTATTGTTCAAGGTCTAGCTTCTCATGCAAGAAAACGCTGGGAAGTTATGCGGGATCATTTCCGCGACGAGCTTGAAGATAGACTTACAAAATGTGTTCGTGCTAGAAACATGGAGTACGAACCAAGCAAACTTGCTGAAATAAAAGAACAAGGTGGTTCTGAAATATTTATGGGTATTGTCAGCGCAAAGTGTCGTACCGCGACAGCTTGGCTGAGAGATACTCTTTTAGGGCAAGGAGAAGATAAACCTTGGTCTCTTTCTCCTACTCCAATTCCTGAGGTAACTCCTGATGTTGCACAGGCTATGCAAAATATTATGCGAGAAAATTTGTTGCAGTATTATGCGGCAGGTAATCAACCTCCTTCACCAGAAGAATTAAAACAACTGGCTAGTGGAATGAAAGATACTGCCATGCGTGCAATGAAACACGAAGCCGAAAAACGTGTTGAACGTATGGAAACCAAGATGGAAGATCAGATGACAGAGGGTGGTTATACCAAAGCTCTGTTTGAATTTACTAATGATATAGCAACATTCCCGTACGCAATTATGAAAGGGCCTATTCCACGTAAACGCAAAACTATGCAATATATGGAAGGAGGACTAGGCGTTACAGAAGTATTTCGTGATGAATGGGAACGTGTTGACCCTTTTAAATTTTATTGGGCTCCTTGGGGCGATAATGTGCAAGACATGCCTGTTATTGAGATACATCATTTAACCCGTGAAGATGTTGAAAATATGATAGGTGTAGAAGGTTATGATGAAGCGTCTGTTCGTTCTTTACTTATAGATTTTGGGGCAGGGGGGCTAACGTGGTTAGACCAAGATAACCACGATTATGAAGATGTAACAAGTGTTGATATGGATGAGGCAAGTTCTGATGTAATAGCCGCTATTCAATTATGGGACACAATTCCTGGAAGTTTACTACTAGAGTGGGGGTTATCAGAAGAAGAAGTTGAAGATCCTCATAAATCTTATCCTTGTGAAGTATGGATGGTAAATAATACTGTCATTCGTGCTGTTCTTAATTATGACCCTTTAGGTCGTAAACCTTACTACGTTACTTCATTTGAGAAAGTGCCAGGGCGTCTCGATGGTAACGGAGTTGCCGATTTATGTATGGATGCTCAAAATATGTGTAACGCTGCTGCTCGGGCGCTCGCAAACAATATGGGTATATCATCTGGCCCACAAGTCGGTGTTAATATCAGCCGTCTCCCTGCGGGCGAGGATATCACACAGATGTATCCTTGGAAAATCTGGCAATTTCAAGCTTCTGATTATAATGATTCCTCGCCCCCCATGACATTTTTTCAACCCAATTCTAATGCTGCAGAGCTTTTAGGAGTATTTGATAAATTCATGATTTTGGCTGATGAGGTGTCTGGTATACCTAAATATATGACAGGATCACATGTTCCTGGAGCGGGAAGAACTTCTTCTGGGCTATCAATGTTAATGAGCAATGCAGGGAAATCTATCAAGCAGGTTATAAGTAATATTGATTTTGATGTAATTCGTCCAATGCTTGAGCGTCAGTACCAAAGAAATCTAAGATACGCTAGTGATCCTGATTTAATTGGAGACGTGCAGATATTAGCGCGGGGTGCTATGTCTCTCGTCGTTAAAGAAGCTGAAGCAGTAAGAAAAAGCGAATTTTTACGTATGGTATTGGAAAGTCCAGTTGCACAACAAATTGTTGGACTTCCTGGCACAGCCGAACTTATGCGTGATATGGCGGGTAATTTAAATACAAATGTTGATCGTCTTGTACCGACACGTGAAGAAGTACAAAAAATTCAACAACAGCAGATGATGATGCAGCAAATGCAAGCAGAACAAGAAGCCGCTAACCTACAAGAAGATGGTACACCTCAAGGTGGACGACAAGATAATATAATAAGTCCTAGACCAAATGGACAATAAATGTACAATCTGTTGACACGTTAACACATATTTAGTATTATTTTTTTATGATTGACTTGAATCTTTGTGATCAGCAGCAAATTAACGCGCTGCTAAAAATTAAAGAAACAGGCAATACTGCCTTAATAGCTTTGCTAGAAGGGCAAATTGATAAAGCCGTTTCGCGGTTAATACAAGCAGATGACATGGCCTTAATCCACCGTCTGCAAGGTCGCTGCGAAGCATTTAAAGATTTACTGACGGCGATTGAAGATTCGCCTAAAGTAGTTAACCGCTCGTAAGAGCAAGACGAAGCAGACCAAAGACGGGAGCAGCTTACCAACGGCGCTGCAAAACAGAGTTGGAGCTTTAAGGAGAAAAATATGGCGTTGCCAAAACAGGTACAGAAACAATTAAAGGACGTTGAAGAATTAGAGAAAGCGTTACAAGCCCAATCCGGAGTTACTAAAGAAGAAACTTCTAAAGAAGCAGATTCTGAAAAAACAGAAGCAAAAGCTGAAGAAAAAGTAGACGGAACGGAAACTAAACCAAAAAACTCTAAAAAAACTGAATCTAAAAAAGCTGAACCTGCGGAAGTAAAGCCAGCTGACATGTCGCCGACGGACGTAGAGGACGATTTTAAGCAGAAGTACAATACCTTACGAGGTAAGTACGACGCTGAAGTTCCCCGGCTTCACCAACAAGTGAAGCAATTAACGGATGAATTAAGCGCTTTTCGAAATGAAATGACTGCAAAAAAAGAAGAACCGACAAAGCCGAAGGAGAAAGTTAGTTTAGTGACTGACGCAGATCGAGAAGAATTTGGTGAAGATTTACTGAACGTCCAGCGTAAAGTTGCAAAAGAAGTTTCGAGTGAATACGAAGATCGTCTTGAGCAACAAGATAAACTTATCAAGGCTTTGCAAGAAAAAATTGCAGGTACTGATAAACAAGTTGGAGAAGTCGGGTTTAGTCAGAGATTAATTAATTTAGTTCCTGATTTTGCCGAAATTGACAACGATGAACGCTGGGTAGCGTGGCTTAATGAGCATGATCCTATGCTTAGAGGGGCACGAAGGATTCAGGCACAGGCTGCATTTGATCGAGGTGATGCTGAAGCTATAGCAGATTATGTAAAGCTTTGGAAATCATCGCTCTCTGAAACATCAAAGGAACCTGAAAAATCAGATCCTCAAAAAGAACTTGAAAAGCAGGTCGCGCCAAATCGTAGTGCAAACTCCGTAAAAACGCCGACTAACCAAAATGGCAAAATCTATTCTTCAAAGGATATGGATAGTGCTTGGACTAAGGTAAGAACGCTTAATACAAGGGGAAAGTACGAAGATGCGGCAAAACTTGAAGCAGAATTGACTGCTGCCTATATGGAAAATCGAGTAAGATAATCTGTAAAAAGCAGCCGTCTTAACAACTTAACTTAAGGAGGCCCAATATGGCTGCTGTATTCCCCGTCGTAGGCTCCGGCTCATTCGACACAAATCCGAGTTACTCGGGCACGTTTATTCCTCAGTTATGGAGTAATAAACTTAACGCAAAATTTTATGCGAACACCATGATGACTGAAATTGCTAACACTTCTTGGGAAGGCGAAATCAAAAATCAGGGTGATACTATAACCATCCGAACTGCACCATCAATCACAATTAATGATTATGCAGGCGCGGGTACAACATTAACCAACGAAGTTCCAACCCCAGTGACTGTAGATATGCAGATCGACAAAGGTAAATACTTCTCTGTTCAAGTCAACGACGTGTTAGCGCACCAAGCAGACATGGACTTAATGAATATGTTTACTGATGACGCTGCAAAACAGTTGAAAATATCAATCGAAAACGAGTGTTTCTTTCAGTATTTTGTAACTGCTGGCGCAGCTGCTGCTAATAAAGGCGCTACTGCTGGTGCAAAATCTGCTGGATATAATCTTGGTACAGATACTGCTCCAATTGATCAGGCAACACCTGCAAATGTGCTTAAAGCCATTCTTGCAATGTCTGCAACATTGGATGAGCAAAACGTACCAGAAGATGGTCGTTGGTTGATTATTTCACCATTTGATCGTCAGCTACTTATGCAGACAGATATTGCTCAAGCTTATTTTACTGGGGACGCGTCAAGTACCGTTCGTACTGGTAAAATCGGAATGCTTGATAGATTTACTGTTTATGTGTCTAACCTGCTTCCAAAAGGTCAAGCTGGTAAAGCACTTGTGGCAGGTCTGTCAGCTACATCATCTGGTGCTACAGTTTCTAATGCTAAAGTTAGACGTATGATGGTAGCTGGTACTTCTGATGCTTGTGCGTATGCTTCGCAAATTAGCAAAACTGAGCCTCTACGTAACCAAACTGATTTTGGTGATATAGTGCGTGGCTTAGCAGTGTATGGGAGAAAAGTTATTAAAAACGAAGCTCTATGTACTGCTCTAGTAGGTTCAGCAAGTTAACACCCTAGAGGGGGCGTAAAAGCCCCCTCGCAATTTGGAGATTTGCAATGGATATATACAAGCTACTTGAAAAACTTGATGGAGAAATTGTTAGCAATAAAGCAATGGTTGTAATTGACGGTGACCCTGTTGAAATAGGCGGAATTGTTGATAATGAGTTTCAACTTAATGAACGAGGAATGGAACTTGCAGCCGCCCATAAAGATTCTCCTGCACCTGCATCCACAAAACGAAAGCGTGCGCGTAATGAAGATGGAACCTTGAAAGCAGACGATCCCAGCACGCCTAACATAAATGAGGCTTGGGAACATGGCGACGATTAAAGTTATAGATGTAATTTCACGCGTTGAATCAATTTTACAGGACACAAATGTTCGGTGGCCTCGGCTAGAATTGCAAAAATGGCTAAATGAATCGTACCTAAGCATTGTTCTTCTTAGACCTGACGCAAATGCAAAATGTGCAACATTTACATGTGCTGCTGGGTCAAAACAAGAATTAACAGCTACAAGTGGAGGATTTCCCTCTGCTTTACGCTTATTAGATGTTACTAGAAATGTTAAAACTGGGTCTCTTAAAAAAGTGGTTAGAGTTGTTGATAGAGCTGTTTTAGACGATCAACGTCCTGGTTGGCACGCGGAAACACAAACAGATAACATCCAACACTACACATATGACCCACGTAACCCAAAACAGTTTTATGTGTATCCGCCTGCTACGGCTGTAGCTCAGTTAGAAGTCGTCTACGCAGACGCGCCTGGTTCGCACACAATGACGGAAACACAGTTAGACCCTGCAAATAACGATACAGCAGTTATTTTGCTTGATGATATTTATCTTAGCCCAATTACAGATTGGATTTTATACCGAGCATACTCAAAAGATGCTGAATATGGGGCTAATGAAGCTAGAGCTGTAGCTTCTTACCAAGCATTTAACGCTGCAGTAGGTACAAAAACACAGGTAGACGCGGCTGTAACGCCGACGCCAGGAAGTACGGTGACATAATGGCAACTATAACTTGGGACAAATTTTATCCGTATATACAACCTTACGTGCCTGGATGTCCTGAAATTGTAATGGAATCTCATCTTCAAGAAGCGGCAGCTAAGTTTTTTGAAAGAAGTGAAGTATGGCGTTTTGATATTGAAAAAGATTTTGCTGTTAAAAATGTTGCTGATTATGCTATTTTTCTTCCTTCTAACGAAGCTGTATTAGAAAATGTTTACGAAATAGTACTTGATGGTAGATGTATTCCTCGAATAACAGATAGACATTTAAATTCTACAGCTTTTACAGAAAATGCCTGTCCTAAGTATTATTCTATTTACCAAGATTCTTCTATAAAGTTTTATCCTACTCCTGACGCCAAATATGAATTTACGGGTATTGGTGTTCTTAAAACTAAACTTACAGCAACAGGAATTGAGGATTGGATTTTTGAGTCTCATGGTCGTTGTATATCTTATGGAGCTATTTCTCAATTAACATCTGTTCCTAATAAAGAATGGAGCAGTCCTGAGTTGTCAGTTTATTACCATCAGAAATTTTTAAGAGAAGCAGATTCAGCTAAAACACGAGATTATCGACGTGTCGGAATGCGTGTTCGTGGCCCGAGCTTCACAGGTACAAGAAGGGTGGCATACTAATGAGCACATCATTTAATTACGTCCAAGGTGATACTGGCCCTCAAATTAAACTTACATTTACTGATGAAGATACAAATACTGCTACAGATTTAACTGGAGCAACTGTAACATTGCATTTTAGAGCTGCAGGAGAGTCAACTGTTTTATTTTCTCGAACTGTTTATGTAAACCCTGATACAGCTGATACGGGTATTGGAGTTATTCAGTGGCAAACTAATGACCTTAATCAAGAACCTGGAACCTATGAAGGTGAGATAGAAATTGTCCGTTCAACAGGTTTAAGAGAAACAATTTATGATATCCTCAAATTTAGAATACGAGAGGATTTTGCATGAAATTAAAATCAGCAGTATTTATTGATGCTCTCAAGGTAGCTTTTACGCAGCTTAAAACCACTATGACTGCGGAAGAGTATCAAAATATTAAAATGAAAGCAGAGATTGGTAATTTTATGCTCTTTGCTGAGTATCTTGATAATTTAAATGTACGAGATGGTGTTGGAACGCTAGATGGTGCAGCTTTGTCCTTCTTTAAAACACTTACTGATAATGCTTCTGCTGCAGAACAAGCAACAATTACATTTATTAAAGGTCTAGGAGCTACAGAAACAGTATCTATAGCTGATGATGGAGATCTTGTTCGAGGTCTTGCGCGTCCTCTTTTTCATACGTCTTTAGTATCTGAGTTAATATCGAAAGACGTTCCTAAAGTATTTGCAGACGGTGCATCAATTGCCGAAGACGCTGCTTCTTTAGAATTAGGTAAAGGATTATCAGAAGCGCCTTCAGTAGCTGAGCAGTTAGAACCTTTTGTTTTTGGTAAAAACCCAAGTGATAGTCCTGTGTTTAGTGATGCAATAAATATTAAAGCTATAACAAAACTTTTTACAGAACTTGTTGATGCAACAGATGACATCGACGGAGCTGCAACAACACAAGATGATCAAGAGTTACAGTTTGCTAAAATTACTACAAATACTGCGGCTCTTACAGATGCTCTTTCAATTGAAATGACTTTCAATAGAGCGTTTGCAGAGACGTTTGGAGCGACCGATGGAGACGTTTTAGATTTTGGAAAACGACCATCAGAAACACCCTCGATTACCGACGCAGGGTCATTAAGAAGTCAGGGATATTCTGATTTCACTTATTTTTTGGAAGATTACGTCGGTGCTTCCCGAACCTTTTAGGAGATCGTTATGATTAATGAAAATTTAAAGCTCTCCGGTCAGCTTAACATCGTCCTAAAGGACAAGGCCGGGAATATCAAAGACGAGAGGAATGTAAAAAATCTCGTAGTGAATAAAGGACTAGAGTACATCGCATCTCGGATGAAAGATACTAGCAAAAGTGTTATGTCTCATATGGCGTTAGGCTCTGGAACAACATCAGCTGCGGCAAGCCAAACTGATCTAGTAACATTATTAGGATCACGTGAGGCACTCGATAGCACAACTATATCAGGCACAAATAACGAAAAAATAGTTTACGTTGCTGCTTTTGAAGCCGGAGACGCTACAGGAGCGGTCACTGAGGCAGGTATTTTTAATGCTGCTACCTCTGGAGACATGCTTTGTAGAACCGTCTTCAGCGTCGTTAATAAGGCCGCTGATGATACAATGTCCGTTACTTGGACAATAACACTGTCAGCAAGTTAATGAGTTAGGGGGTAAATCATGGCTACTATTGTAACACGATCTGGCAAAGGTTCGCCCCTTACGAACACTGAAGTCGATGCGAATTTTACAAATTTAAATAATGATAAGGTGGAAACGAGTACAATAACTACATTTGGAGCATCTTTAATAGATGATGCAGATGCGGCTGCAGCTCGAACTACTCTTGGTTTAGGAGCTTTAGCAACGGCGGCAGGTGTTAGTAATTCAACATGGAGTGGAACAGATTTAGCAGTTGCCAATGGAGGTACTGGTGCATCTACGGCGGCAAACGCTCGAACAAATCTTAACGTAGACGAGGCTGGCACCGCCCTCGCCTTATCAATAGCATTGGGGTAGTTCATGGCAAATGTATTTAAAAATTATACAGTAGATGGTGGCGGAACATCACTATCAACGTTTCATACAGTACCAAGCAACAAAACTATGGTCATAATTGGACTAAATGTTGCAAATGTTACTTCTTCTCAAATTGCTGTTGATGTTAAAATAGGAAACGTATTTTTGATTAAAGGCGTGCCTATACCCGCAAACACAGCATTTTCTGTACTAGATGGAAAAATTATAGCTGAAACAGGTGATGCAATAACAATTCAATCAGATACCAATGCATCAGTTGATGGTGTCTTATCAGTATTGGAGCAAGACGTATAATGGCAGGATATCTAGGATCACGACCAGTTGTCGTACAGGTAGACGGGTATCAGCGTACAGAAGCTGAATCACGTTATGTAAATGTGTCTGGAGATGATTTTACAGGTCATTTAGATTTTACTGATGATGCAAAAGCTCGTTTTGGTAGCTCAGATGAAATGCACATTTATACAGAAAGCTCTGGCAGTGGTTATAGTTATATCCAAGGCGACAATATAGTTATTCGAAAAGCTGACCAAAGTACCAATTATCTTACTGCTTTAGGTGGTGTTGTGCGTTTGCAACCTGGCGGAGGTAACGTTGGAATTGGTAGTGTCGCTCCTACTCAAAATCTACATGTATCTAGTGCAGACCATACAAAAGTATTAATTACTGGTGGCACTGACAAATATGCTGAACTACAATTTGAAAATGATGCACAAAAATTTTCAATAGGCGTACAAAATGACGATAAGTTTTTTATGTATAATAATACTGGTTCATCACCTGTATTAGAAGTAGATACATCTAGTAATATAATTTTTAGAAAAACTGTTGGTATTGGTGATACTACATTAAGTACGTACAATCCTAATTATCCAGCATTAGAACTTGGTGCTAGTGCTAGTATACAAGGTTATACTGGCAATAATGGAATATGGCTACAAAGTAATCTGTTTATGAACACAAACGGACAGTGGACATCAAAAAGTGATGATTTCTCTGCAATGCTAGAATTGTATGATGGTAATTTTTATTTTTATAACACAGCTAGTGGAACAGGAACTAGAACATTATTAACACCAATGGTTATTAAACAAAATGGTTCCGTTGGTATTGGTGATCCTTCACCTCCTAGTAATGTTAAACTAGCTATACAGGCAGATGGTATTGCAATTAGATTAGATGGCACTGCGAATACTACTAAGACAGTATTTTTTAGAAATACAACGACTTCTAATCCAGCCCAAATTTATGCAGATGGTTCATTAAGACTTAGAACAGAAGATGCTAGTACTGCTATCATTTTTAACACAAACTCAACTGGAACTAACAATGAAGCCATGAGGATAGATAGTTCTCAAAATTTAATGGTGGGCAGAAGTGCTTTAGGTATTTCAAACACAGGCCACACATTAGCTGCAGCTGGATATGTAGAGTTTACTAGAGATGGTGCTGCTGCTTTAAATGTTGGTAGAAATTCATCTTTTGGGGAAACAGCAGTATTTTGGAAAGATGGGGTACAAGCAGGTAGTATTCATTCAGAGGGAGGATACCTTAAAGTTTTAGGTGGAAATGGAACTTCTGTAGGTTCTGGATTATTATTTACTAATACAGTTATAGCTCCAAGAAATCATACAGGTGGTACTACTAATGGTACAATTGACCTTGGATATAGTTCAGAACCATTTAAAGATATACATATAGGTGGCAGAGTAAAATTAGGTTCTAGTGGTGGTATTGAGTTTGGTCATGCTACAGCTTCATCACCAGCTTCAGCTTCTAGCACTCTTTTAGATCACTACGAAGAAGGAACTTTTGAACCTACGTTTAATTTAAGCAGTGGCTCAGTAACTATGAACTCTGTGTATAATACAATGTCTTACACTAGGGTTGGAAGACTTGTTACAGTGTTTGGTTTGGTTATTACTGCAAGTGTATCAAGTCCTGGTGGAAATTATTTTTTTGTTGATAATCTACCGTACACCTCTTGTAATTTAACTGAAGGTTCTGGTCGTAGTGGCGGTGGAGTATTTTATTGGGATGGAAGTAATCCTCATGTTCAACCTTGGGAAATATCAGAAGCTAGTACACGATTAACTGTTTATATGGGTAATGGTGGGGCCAGTAATTTAACAGGTGGCGATGATTTTTATTTTTCATGTACATATCAAACGTCGTGAGGAGATAAGTAATGGCATTAACGGAAGAAACAATAGAAGACAAAATTGAGATTGTAGCTCCGTTTAAACATATACATGTTAGAACCGCATTGATCATTAAACGTGATGGACAGGAGATCAGTCGATCTTTTACTCGTCATGTCGTAGCACCAGACGCAGATATTTCAAAAGAGTCAGGTGAAGTTAAAGCAATTTGTAGTATAGTTCACACTGAAGAAGTTAAAGAAGCGTACGCACAACATTTAAAAGATACTGCACCTAAATAGAGGAAAAAATATGGCAGGATATATAGGAGTTCAACCAGTACCAAAAGCCACGCAACGGCGTGAGTATTTTACAGCAGGTAATAACCAGACGACATTTAACACTTCTGGGTACACACCTGATTACGTCGATGTGTATATGAATGGCGTTAAACTTTCTCCTGCTGACTTTACAGCTACAAATGGTTCTGATGTTGTTCTTGCTTCTGGAGCAGCAACAGGTGACTTACTTCAAATCATTAGTTTCTTACCTTTTCAAGCAGCAAATCAGGCTTTTACAGGTACGTTTAGCGTAACAGGAGCAGTAGATTTTGATAGTACTTTAACAACTAATGGTAATATTACAATCAATACAGGCAATTCAGGCGTTCCCGCAATAAATTTAAGTCATAGTAATGCAAATGCTGATAACTTTCAATTAACTGCTGGTATTCCAGGCGTTGCAAATTCTGGTTTTTCGATTAGAGATGTAGATGAGTCTGCAAATAGATTAGCTATTGATACATCTGGTAATGTTGGTATTGCAATGACGCCAGACAGTGCTGTAAAGCTAAGTGTATCTGGTGCAATTGGCCCAACAAACGGTTCTAACTCTGCACCAACCCACACTTTTTATAGTGACCCAGATACAGGCATGTATAGGTCAGGAGCTAATGCTTTATCGTTTGCTACTGGTGGCACAGCCGCTTTAACTATTAATAGTTCTCAAAACGCTACTTTTGCTGGAACTGTTACTAGTAGTTCTTCAATAACTGCAACGACTACAATAAATGTAGGAACAGGCGGAGGTTTTTATTTAAAGCAAGATAGTAGTGAAAGTACAATTAGATCAGAAAGCCAACCTATTGTATTACAAACTTTCGCGTCAGGTGCTTGGCAAGATAGATTAACAATTGCTAATAACGGTGACGTAGATTCTGCTACTTTTTTTCGCGCGCCAAATTTTTATACTGGTACTGGCTCTCAGGCATTTAAAGCAAATGGTAATGATATAAATATTGTATCTCAAGCTGGTGCTACTCAAATGATTTTAAAAAATGATGGGTGTACTACTATTCAAACAGGAACGTCAAATGTAGCTGATGAATTTATTTTTGCTAAATTTTATTGCTCTGTATCCCCTGGTAATGCAGCAGGAATATTGCTTGGTGGGTATCCTGCAGATGGTTATGCTAAACAAGGTATATTTATAGATAGATATCTTGGTTTTCCTGGTAATTCTGGTAGAGGTGATCTTCTATTAGTAAATAGAGATTCAACAAGTACTGATACGCCAACAAGTGCTGATACTAAAGTAAGAATTACTCCTGTAGGTGATGTTATTATTACAGGTACGTCTAGCCAAAAAACGTCTTTGATGACATATGATGATAATTCAACAAAACTTACTGTATATAATGGTGATGGCTCTGCAAGGTCAGGTTATCTTGAGCTAGGAGCTGCTGCAAATGTAAATGGGTATAATGCAGGAGCTATTCAATTTATTAACAATAATAATTCAGATTCTACAACAACCGATACAGCAGGGACAACTTGTGTAGGACAAATAAGAACAGTTATTAAAACAACAGATAGTAACGCAGGTGATGATAGTGGCGGGACAATACAGTTTTGGACTAAGCAAGAAGGTGAAAAATTACATAATACTGCTCGTCTTGAACACCCTAATGCTTATCATAGAGTAGATTTTGTAGTAACTGCAGAAGGTTTACCTGGTGATAGTGGGATTAACGCTAATTCTTTTTTTCGATCAATAGCAAAAGGTAACTACTACACTGGTTTAGAAATATCTTCAACATCAGGTCATGTTGGAGGTTGGATAGGACATTGGAATGGTAGTGCAACTGCTAGAGGACTTCAGGCAAGAGTCGCTGGTAATGGGCTTAACGCTAGTGATATTTTAGCCATGAAAGTTGAAGCTGATGGTAAAATTAAAGTTGGTCGAAATAGTGATAGCATTAGTGGAGATCCTGTATTTACTGTAGAGCGTAATGCAACCGATCACGATAGTGCTATTAGAACTATTGTAAACGGAACAAGCAGCAGGTACGCTATAGATTTTCATAATGGCAATGGGTCTCAAGGTAATATTACTGTAAACTCTGGTTCCGTAAGTTATAACAGCACATCAGACTATAGGCTTAAAGAAAATGTAACAACATCTTGGGATGGAACTTCTAGGTTAAAACAACTTAAACCAAGTAGATTTAATTTTAAAACAGATACAGATAAAACTATCGATGGGTTTTTGGCGCATGAAGTAAGCAGTATTGTACCAGAAGCAGTAGTAGGAGAAAAAGATGCAACCAAAGTTTTACAAAAGGTTATTTTAGCTGAAGATGGTAGTGTAGTAAATAATAATATAGAAGAAGATGATTGGAAGCATGGAAAAGAAACTGAAGTATATGATTCAAAAACAACTTGGGTAGCAACAAAAGAAGTTCCTGTGTATCAAAGTTTAGACCCAGCAAAACTAGTACCATTATTAGTTAAAACTATACAAGAACTTGAAGCTAGAATAACAGCATTGGAGGCAAAGTAATATGACTAAAACCCGTGATCTAGCAAATCTGATTGCCGACAGTAAAATTGGCCCGACTGAAATAGATACTTCAGGTACATACACAGTCGGAGGAATTGTTACATCTGGGAATGTAGACGGACGTGATGTTTCAGTAGATGGTGCAAAACTAGACGGTATTGAAGCTAGTGCCGACGTTACCGATGCTGCAAATGTTACAGCTGCTGGTGCGTTGATGGATAGTGAGGTAACAAACCTTACTGCTGTTAAAGCCATTAATCAAGGTCTTGCAACAACAGATTCACCTGCATTTGAAAGTTATAATTTAAATGCAATTGCTAAAGATATATCAAATACAGCTGTAGATATAGTTGTATACGATACTGCAAAAGATAGTGATGGTGGTGCTTGGAGACACAAAACACAACATACTTCTTGGTATAATGAGACCCTAAATAGTAGCACTCGTGGCGCGCGCAAGGAATTTCCATCAGTAGCTGTTATTGTAGCTGAAGTTGCTAAAGTTACAATTTACGATGGTGATGATCCTGATATGCCTATGTGGATGGTATTTAACCAACCAACTAATTCTAATATTACTCATTTGGCAACAAATGCAAAAACAATTTCGTGTATTTCTATGTTAAATGGTAGTTTGTGTGTTGGTTTTAGTGATGGTGGATGGGGGGTATCTCAAATTGGATTTGTAACTGACTCACAGCGTTGGCTTTGGTCTAACAATTATTATATGCAAGTTAGAAATACAGTTGTTGAAAGAAACACTACTGGAAGTTACGTAGTAATTGATACAATCGGTCTTAATGATGCTATTATACATGATATAGCTATGACTGTGCTACCCAACTCTCTTATTGACCCCAAAACAGGATTACCTGCGCCAACTCTTGCTGTAACTCATGATAAGGGTGCTACTGTTGTTAAAGATAATCATAATGGAACTATTACGTTTATTGATAAAACTACTACTGCGGACGCTATGAGTCAAATTGCCTGGATGGGGCAAAGTATAGTCTGTGTAGCTCCTTTGTATTATGGTATTTATAAAGATCCTTTTAGTGAAGAAAGTAGTTCTTACTTAAGTAATACGTCAGATGCTAATTATTATTGGGCTGATGACGCTACCAATCCATATGGTGGAGGAGCTTTTAATTTTCCCCGCCCTTTAGGTAATACTGATAAATTAGTTACGGCTGAGCCTAAAACTATAATTACTTCAAGTACTCTTCAAACTGTCAACAGTTTTAATGGGCAAGCAGGTTTAACTATACATCAACTTAGTGAAAGTGACATTACAGATAATGCTGATGGAATAGCTGCTTATATAACTTCAAGTTACAATACGGGGTGGCAAGTAGGAGATACTAGAATTGCTACTCTTTCAGACACTGATACTACTAATGCAGTTGCTACTAATCTTGTAACTAATGGTACTTTTACAAGTGATACGACTGGTTGGACAAGTAGTGGAACATCAATAAGTATAGATAGTAATAGATTAAAAGTTGTTGGTTGGGGGGCACACCAAACTTTAACTACTGTAGTTGGAAAATGGTATAGATTTACTGTTGATTTTATACAAAATAGTTCACATAGAGGAGGACTTTATTTAGGTACAACAAACAATGGCGCTGAAATTTTTACTTCAGGAGCTGCAACTAGTAGTACTACTATTGTGAAATATTTTAAAGCAACTACTACTTCCGTATTTGTAAAAGTAGGAGCATGGGACGGTGGTTCTGAAATTGCTTTTTATGATAATATTGCTTGTGATCTTTTAGAAGCTGATCATTCCTACCATCACAAAGGCCCATTAGTTTATGGAACAGTTACTAAAACTGCTGTAGCAAGCGGAGCTGAACTTGTTGGATATAGTGGGTTTAGTTCTAGTAATTATTTTCAACAAAAAATATTTAGCAACATACAAGACATGGAAAGAAGATGTTTTATGTGTTGGGTAAAAGCTTCAAAACAAGCTACTGGGTATCAATATATTTTTGCACTAACAGATAATACTGCTTACCATTATGGGTTGGCTATATTTCAAGGAACTAGTGGAGATGGAGGAAAACCTTACATTTATGATCAGGAACATGGAGTAGTTAAATTTGATGCTGATATAGCCACTGATTCATGGCGGCATGTAGTTTTAACTGATGATGAAACTAGAAGACGTCTATATGTCGATGGATATTTTGTAGGGGAAGGCGGAGGGCCTTATGATCTTAATTCTGCAAATAAACAAAATATGGTGCTTCGTATTGGCAATTTTTCGCAAGGACAAAATCCAATGAATAATGGTTCTTTAGCTTTGTTTAAAGCAAGTAATACAATACCATCAGATGAACAAATTAAACAAATTTATGCTGAAGAAAAACTTCTTTTTGTGGAAAACGCAAAAGCCACTTTGTATGGTAGCAGTGATACAATAACAGGTTTAGCTTATGACGATGTTAAAAAAGAATTTCATGCAGGAACTTCAGCAGGACGATCGGTTTTTAAAGATTTAAATAGAATTTCAAATACAACAGATGCAATTGGCGCAGTAATTTCTGTTTCTAATGGCTTAGTAGCAGAGGAGTAAAAAATGACCGTTAAAGTATCAAAATCAGCTATTGATATTAGAACAGAATTATCTGAGTTAAAAAAACCTTCTGGTGTAGCTGGGCAAGAATTACTTAAAACTAATACGTTAGAGCAGCAACAAACCTTAATTGGTGTAAATAAAGTCAACCATATAATAAATGGGGATTTTCAAATTTGGCAGCGCGGAACCACAGGAAGTGCTGTTAATGCTTTTAATATGGTTTCAGCCGACCGTTGGTATGCAGTTAGAAGTTCTTTAAATCGAGAAACTGATACTTATGGAAACCCTTATGCCCACATGGTATGTGGTAGTTTTACTGATACTAATTATATTAATACTAGAATAGAAAACCCAAGACAATTTGCAGGAAAAACTTTAACTATTCAGTTCTATATGAAATCAGATGATGGAATGGGAGCTGGTGGACAAGTTTATATTCGTAATTATTCTACATCAAACTCATGGCAGGTACATCTTAGTAAAAATTTTGTATATGGAAATACTTGGCAAAAATATGCTTTTACTTTTCATATCCCTGAAAGCACAACTTTTAATACTGGAGATTATGGGTTAGATATATTTATCTATGGTAATAATTTAGCTGTAAATTATAATAATAAATCTTATGATATTAAAGATGTTCAACTTGTAGAAGGTGATTATCCTAAAGGTATTGAATTTATAAGACGTAGCGAAGGCGAAGAACTGGCATTGTGTCAGCGGTATTATTATGAGCACGTGAGGGGCGTAAATGGTTCTAGGACGTATGTTGGCCCAGGTGATTTTTATACAACTACGCAACTTAATTTACACATAAGTTTTCCAGTGACAATGAGAACTACTCCTACATTGGTTCAAGGTAATGGGACAAATTATTTTGGTTGGTGGGGTGGGTCTCAAAATGGTGATATAAGCTCTACTTGGACTTTATTTTTACCTAATAGAAATGTAACTTCTTTATATGTAAATCCAGATAATGATCCAAGTTCATCTGGTATAGGTGCACGAATTTATATAAAAGATGATAGTAGTGTATCTGGTACAACAAATGCGTTTTTAGCATTTAACGCAGAACTTTAACCCCAACCCAAAAGGAGATCAAAATGGCAGAAAATAAAAAAACCATAACGATTGACGGTACAGAATATACCGAGGATCAGCTTACTGATGAGCAAAAAATTATGGTAAACCACGTAAGTGACCTCGACCGAAAAATAGGTGCGACCCAATTTAACCTTGATCAGTTGAATGTTGGCAGAGGTGCATTTGTTAATATGCTAACACAATCATTATCAAAATCAGAAGAAAAAGCAGAGGCTACAAACTAATGGAAATGGACGCGCTTTGGAGTGCCGCTCTTACAGGAGGATTAGGTTTTATCGTATGGTGGGTTAAAAACCAACATGACGAACTAAAGCGCGTTTCTATTCTTTTAAATAAAACTAGAGAGGAGCTTGCAAAAGAATATTCAACTAAAATTGAAAGTAATACTTCTATTGATCGTGTAATTGCACGCTTGGACGCTCTTGACGCCAAGATGGATCGGATCTTAGAGAGGTAATGAATGATTGAAGTACTGGCCTTAGCGGGAGCGGTTACAAAAATCGCTGGTTCGGTAAGTTCTGCTGTAAAAGCTGGAAAAGATATTCATTCTTTATTACCTCAAGTTGGCAAATTAGCAAAACTTGAAGCCGATATTAATCTTGCAGAGTCAGGTAAACATAAAAATCCTTTTAGTCGTCTTACTAAAGGTTTAACTTCTTCTGAGGAAGAAGGGTTTGCAATTGCCCAAGCAAAAATGGCGCATAAACAAGCGCAAGATGATCTTCGGAGTGCATGTCAGTTATATGGAGCTCCAGGGCTTTGGGACATGGTAGTAAAAGAACAAGCTGCTGCTCGTGTCAGACAAAAACAAGCTTTAGAAGAAGCTGCGGCTAGAAGGGATAAAATATTTTATATAGTAGGTCTTATTATTGGTGTTATATTTTTTGCAGTAGGAATTACAGCAATGATTTATGTTGCTAGCTATTTAGGAGATGGAAGATTATGATGGAAAAGAGTGTACATTGAAGAAGTTAGAAGAAAGTCAGGCACTGTTTGGGTTGTGTACAACGATAAAAATAAAATTATTGTAATAACGCATGATCGAAATATTGCTAAAAGTTTTTTAAAACCAACCAAAGAAAGGAAATCAAATGCCAAAAATAGGAAATAAAAGATTCGGATACGGTGCAGCTGGAATGAAAAAAGCTAAAGCGTATGCATCCAAAACAGGAAAACCTATGAAAATGACCAAGGCTAAAAAAATGCCTGGAAAGAAAAAGTAATGCCAGCGACGATCATTGACGATTATAAAGTTTTTCCTCGGTTAATGATGTTAGTTGTAACAATACTTACTTATCAAGCAGTTCATTGGTTTATGACTTTACCCGACCCAAGTGTTGCTCAGAGTGGTTTAGTATCCATTTGTATGGGCGCACTTACGGGCTGTTTTGGTATTTGGATGAATAAAGAAGCTAAAACTGATCGTTCAACTAACGGCACTGGAAAAGAATAAGTTTTTATGCTATAAAGTATTAACGCGTTAACAGGAGATTAAAAATGATTAGCTATTTTAAAAGATTATGGAAAGCTTTTTTTAGCAAAAAGAAACCTGCTGTTAAAGAAAAGAAACCTGCTGTTAAACGAGGAAGGCCAAAAAAGAAATGATTCAATTTTTAAAGCCAATTGCTAACCTCGCTGGATCATGGATTCAAGGTAAAGCTGATGCAAATGCAGCTGCAGCAAAAATAAAATTAACTGAAGCAGAAAGTAGAGCTAAAATTTTGCTTTCTGAAAAAACATCTACTGCGGATTGGGAGCGTATTATGGCTCAAAGTACGCAAAACTCTCTTAAGGACGAGTTCGTAACTGTTGTCGTCTTAATACCTGTAATTTTATGTTTTATTCCAGGCTTAGAAACGGTTGTCCAAAATGGATTTGATCGTCTTGCTGAGCTTCCTGAATGGTATACGTGGCTTGTTTTTACCGTCTGCAGTGCTGCGATAGGAATAAGAGGCGGTAAACACTTTTTTGGAAGGAATAAATAATGTCACGCATAAAAGATATTGTTGTTTTAGTAATGGCGTTGGGGCTCATGGGGCTTCTTGCATTAATTGTTGTTGATGAATTTATGATGGCAAACGCGCATGGTGGCACACTAGATAATTCTGTTATTGAATTGTTGCAAATGAGCATCACAGGTGTAATTGGAATTGTTGCAGGTTACGTAAGCGGTAAGTCGTAATGGATATGTGGCAATGGGTTTTATTGTTTTCTGCAGTGTTTTTAAACACGTTGGTTAACTGTTACCGATTGTATTTGGAGTTTAAAAGACGCGAGTTTGAAGACGATGTTCCACGATATTTGAAAGGAAAAAATAAATGAGTTTTAAATTAAGTCAAAGGTCTCTTGATAAATTAAAAGGTGTACATACAGATATGATTAAGTGTGTTACCTCGGCCATAAACTACTCAAAAGTGGATTTCGGTGTGATTTGCGGGATGAGAACAGAAGCAGAGCAAAAAGAACTCGTTGCTAAAGGAGCAAGTCAAACGATGCGATCAAAACACCTTGAAGGTTTGGCCGTCGACCTCATGGCTTATGTTGGTTCGAGGGCATCATGGGAGTTGAATCTTTACGATGATATTGCAGATGCAATGGCTAAAGCTGCCAAAGAACATAATGTTCCTATTAAATGGGGAGCAGCGTGGAGCATAGGAAATATAGCTCAATGGAATAGTGGGATGGAAGGTGCTATGAATAGTTATATTGATCTACGTCGATCTGAGGGCAGAAGACCATTTATTGATGGCCCTCATTTTGAACTTATAACTTAATGCAATAACGCGTTAAAGGAGGTACATATATGGCTGTTTTTTCCATTAAAAACTTTGGGGGAATAGCACCTATTGTGCCACCACGTTACCTAGAAGATACTCAAGCTCAAACAGCAATAAATTGTCCTGTTTTTCAAGGCAGTATACAAGCTCTTTCTGATTTAGGTACTGCTATTGTTTCTTTACCAAAGACAGGCACAATACGATCGTTATATAGATTTGGGCAAGATGCTACTTCTGAAAATAATTATTGGTTTCATTGGAACTCTGATGTTGATGTTTGTCGAAGTCAAATAGCAGGTGATGTTTCTGAATGGACATTTTTTACGGGAGATGGTGCGCCAAAAGCAACTTATAATGCACTTGCTTTAACTGGGTCTAGCTATCCTGCAAATTCTCGTCCATTAGGACTTCCAACTCCTTCGTCTGCGCCTGTTGCTTCAGCTGATACGTTTACGGCTGCAGCGCATCCAGCTCTTATAATGTTAAATGAAGATCATATTGCTAGTTTAACAACTTTTTTTGGTATCAAAATAAGTACATCAACTTCAGGTACACCAAGTTATACAACAGTAACTCTTTCAGGAACTATTACTTCAACTAGCGTAACAAATGCTATTAATTCGGCTCTTTCGTCTACAGTTACTGCAACAGAAAAAAGCGGAAGTGTTGAAATAAAAACAGTAACAACTGGAGTTAATGCAAAACTTTTTGTTAAGTTTCAAACAGGAACAACTCCAGATACAAGTGGCACGTTTACTTTACAAACTAATCCTAATCTATCAGCTTCAGGTACGTCTGATAATCCTGCATTTATTGTTATTGATGACTCTGAGATAGGTTCAATTACTTCCGGCGATAAAATATTTGTTAGCACAAATAATGGGACACACGCAAATGATGTGACTTACACGTTTAGCGGCACTTTAACAGCGTCTGCGTTTGCTACGTATCTTAATACACAACTAGGAATTCATGTCCAAGCAACTGCTTACGGCTCATGTGTTGTTTTAACTCCAATTGTTAGTGGTATAGGTGCAAGTGGAACTATAACCTACCGCCGTAAAGCCAATGATGTTGTTGTAACTGAACTTACTGGTAATGGTTCAGAATCTGCTGGCCCTGCTAGAATATTTGTAACACAAACAGATATTGATAATTTAGAAGATAAATACTTAAAGCTTACTGTTAATGGTGTTTCTACTTTTTTACCTGTTGCTTCTACTGCGTATGTTAGTATGCTTGCTACTCTTTCTTCTTACGGAATTGGTATTCAAGTACATGGTTCTGTTAATCCGTTTGCAATTGTTGAAACAACAGCTGTAGGAACTTCTGCAACTATTGAGTTACGTGGAGGAGTTTATCCTGATACAGCTATTGAAACATTGCAACAAAGTGTTGGATACGCAGATGAAGACGAAACTTTAGAAACTCGTGTATATGCTTACACTCTTGTAAATAAAGAATCCGGTTTTGAGTTTGAATCTGCTCCATCAGCTGCTTCTAATAGTGTTGATATACGAGATGGACAAACTGTTTCTTTGTCAGGATTTGCTAATGCTCCCCAAGCAGGTTACATAACTACACATAGACGTATATATCGTTCAGTTTCTGGAACTTATTTATTTGTAAAAGAAATTCCAATAGCGCAAGCAAGTTTTACTGACGATGTAAAACCTGATGATTTAGGTGAAGAATTACCAACTTTAACATGGAGTGACCCTCCTCAAACTTTAGAAGGATTAATAAATCTTCCTAATGGAATAATGGCAGGGTTTGTAAAACGAGATGTTTATTTTTGTGACCCATACCACCCTCATGCTTGGCCTGAAAATTACATTCAAACACTTGATTTTCCTGTTGTTGGTTTAGGTAGAATGGATACTACACTAGCTGTTATGACTAAAGGTACTCCTTATTTTATTCAAGGTACACATCCTAATAATATGGCGGTAGTTAAATCTGATATTGAACAAGCTTGTGTATCGAAACGTAGTATTGTTAGCTTGATGGGAGGTGTTTTGTACGCAGCTCCTGATGGACTTATGTTTCTTTCTCCTGGGGGGTCTCGTATTGTTACAGAAAATTTATTTGATTTTTCTCAATGGCAAACATTTTTTAAACCTGAATCAATACATGCTTACCAACAAGATAACCAGTATATAGCTTTTTATAATAATGGAACACAAAGTGGCGGTTTTATTTTTGATGTTCGAAGTGAGCAATTTATACTTCATGACATTTATGCAGATGCAGGATATCACGATCTTCTTTTAGATAAACTTTTTCTTGTTGTTGATGATAGCGGAAATAAAGTTAAAGGTTGGCAAGAAGGCACAGTAAAATCTTATACATGGAAATCTAAAAAATTTACTATGCCTCAAATAATGGGGTTTTCATGCGCTCAGTTAGAAGCTGAATCTTATCCTATGACTGTAAAGTTTTATGCAGACAATACCTTAATCCATACGCAAACTGTTCAAAACAGAGATCCGTTCAGGCTTCCTGCTAAAGTTGGACGAGATTGGGAAATGCAGGTTGAAGGATCACAAGAAGTATTTTCTCTTTCTATTGCAAATTCTATGTCGGAGCTTGCAAGTGGCTAATAATCTTCCAACTGTAACTTCTCCCCTACCTCCTGATTTACAACAATTTATATTACGTGTTCGTGAAGCTCTTGATGGAGGAGGGCCTGATGCTGTTGTTACTGCTCGAAAATTATTTGCTGCAAATATTGCAGCTCCAACTCCTACTGGTGATATAGCACCTGTTACAGGAACAATTGAAACTCCTAGAGCACCTACTGGTTTGACTGCTTCTGCAGCATTAGCAAGTGTTATTCTTAACTGGGACTCCCCAAATTATAAAGGGCATTCTTATACTGAAATATGGGCGCAACCTGAAATCGACCCTAGTGGTAATACTATTACTCGTAGTTCGTCAACAATTGGAGATGCTACCCTTGTAGGTATGACATCAGGTAATAATTTTTCTCATTTAATTGGAAAAGGAGGCACTTCCAGTTACCAGTTTTATTGGATTAGGTTTGTTAATCAAAATGGAGTTGCAGGCCCTTTTAATGAAACACTTGGGTTACTAGCAGGTGTTACCGAAGATCCTGCTTATTTATTACAAGTATTATCAAATAATTTAGGTACTCCAGAACAAGGAGAACCATTTTTTAAAATTGATACCCCTACCGTTATAAATGGTGTTACTATTCCTGCAGGAATTTATATAAAAACTGCTTTTATATCAGATGCATCAATTACTAATGCAAAAATTAAAGATTTAACAGCAGATAAAATAACTGCTAGCCTTTTAAATACGGTTGATTTTTACGGTAATACTATTGCTGGTACTGATATTTATTTAGGCGGAACTGTTAATTATATACAAGATCCTGGCGGTAGTAATGTTGGAATAGCTTCTGTTAGCACTCCTGCTGTAGCTTTAACAACAAGTGGTACAAGTGGAATGGCTCGTTTTCAGACCGATTCTTTTTCGATAACAAATACTGGTACTGGCCAGTCTACTGCCGCGTTTAGAACAGTTGGTAATAATGTATACATTGAGCAAGCGTATATTGAAGACGGTACAATTACTACCGCTAAGATTGCTAATAGTATTCAATCTACAAATTTTAATTCTGGGTCTGCTGGATGGAAAATTGAAAAATCAGGTAACGCAGAATTTAATAATGGAACGTTTCGTGGAACTTTAGATGTAGCTAATGCAACTTCAGGTGATAGATTAAAAATATCATCTACAAAAATTGAGGTTTACGACGGATCAGTTCTTAGAGTTAAGATAGGAGATCTGTCTTAATGTCTTATGGAATACAGGTTGATGGGCAAAATTTAACGTATAGTGCTTTAAGTGTTATAACTAAAGGTTCTTTAAATTCTGCAACCTCATTTTCTTTGACCAAAAGCAGTTATGCTGACGTAACAGAGTTTAAAGTAGTATTTATACCTATTGGTATTAGAGATACTTCTAGTGAAGAAGTTCGTCCAACTAGTTCTCAAAACTCTACATATATAACAATTACTCAGCCTAGTAATGGAAGCCCGCATCAATATTTGGTGCTTGGTCGATGAGTTATGGTGTAGCGGCATATGGGGCTGATGGGAAATTAACTTTTCATAGCGATTACTCGTCGATTATTTATTACGGGGCACTGTCTACGACGACGACTGCTGTTCGACCAGTTTATACTGGGGATTATCATATGGCTATCAGTAGTTCTGTAAAAGATAGTAATTACGATATGGGGTGGCTTATACAATATTCTATTACTTTAAACGTAGATTACATGATTCCTTTTTATTGTCCTGCGTTTAATAATCAAGAAATTGCAATTATAGATATAGTAAATGAAAGTACGACTTGGATTGTTAACGTGCTTTATAGCGGTTCTTCAACTCAATACCCATCGTTGTATGCTTTTTGTCCAATATCAGAAATAGGTTCGTCTATTCCGTTAAACAGTCATGGTATTGCTGTATATGACGCGAACTCGCAACTCGTGTTTACGGATAGTAGACGACCGTTAAGAATTGATGATGTTGTAACTATTACACATCCTAGTTCAATAAAAACTGGTGCTCGAGGGACATGCGGTTATCAGGGTACAGCTAATGGTGGGGGTACTTGCCATATTAATTATACAGCTGACCAGTTAACTTCTACTTCTGGAACTCTTAATAACACATCAAGTAAACTTTATCACATAGTACCTTCTGCTTATGGCGGGCTGGCTTATAATAATACTGGTACAGGTTCCAGGTCATGCGGTTTTTTGGGGTTGTTTACTCGTAATTATTCATGGGCGTATAAATCTTGGGCGTCTTTTAGGGGCGTACTTCGCCACCCACAAAACCAAGCTACACATATTGCTACTTGGAAAGGTGATTTTAGCGGTTCTGCGTATCAATATGCTGAAGGAGGATGTGGTATAGGAGGATTTTTAGGTGCTTTGATTGGCGCTTTTCTTGTAATTTTTACATTTGGAGCTGCATTAACCATTGTTGGTCTTGTTGGTGGAGCATTAGCAGGATTTGCAGTTGGAGGTATGACAGTTGGCAGTACACCTTCTTTGGTAGCATACGATAATGATGCGGTATTTGATCAAAGCGGAAGGTCACAAAATTTAATGGTAACAGATAAAAGTTATTATGGGATTACTTAGGAGGTAGTATGGCGTATAATAGAGAGTTTATTGTAGATAAAATATACGTAATTGATAACTTTCATGGTTGGATTAAAGCAATTGCTCGCGTTGAAGCGTATTGGAAAATAACAAACGACGAATATCCAAAAGGGTTTAAAAACTATGATTTAAGTAAAGATTTACCTATTGAAGATATTACAAGAGATACGTGGGTTGATATAGATAAAGTAACAAATGAGCATCTTGAGGCTTGGGTAACTGTTGGTATGACAACTCAAGATAAACTTGAGATTGAGTTAGAGTCTCAACCAGAGCTTATAAAAACAAATCGCATGGATAGTTGGGTCGTACATTATGACAGAAATGCTTAAAAGATTAAATAAGTCTTGTTTTCAATGTTGGTTTGGTCGCTTTCTTTTAATTTGTTTTGTTGTAGCTTTAGCAATAGAATGGAGTTAATTTTGATACATTTTATTTACAAAGGAGAAAAATATGGCTCATGAAAATAGAAAAAAAGCTTTACTTAAAAAACATGGGCTAAAAGGAGTTAATAAACCTAAACGAACGCCAAGCCATAAAACTAAATCACATATGGTATTAGCCGCAGAAGGGCATAACATGAAGCTGATACGTTTTGGGCAACAAGGTGTACGTGGTGCAGGTAAAAACCCTAAATCTGCTAAAGATAAAGCACGTAAAAGATCTTATTATGCAAGACATAATGCACAAGGTAAACCTACTAGTAAGTTATCAGCAAAATATTGGTCGCATAAAGTAAAATGGTAAGGAGGAATAAATATGCCCGTAAACGCATCTAAAAATTATACGCAACCAAAAAAACGCAAAGCTATATTTAATAGAATTAAAGCAGGTGGTAAAGGTGGAAAGCCTGGTCAATGGTCGGCTAGAAAAGCACAAATGCTTGCTAAACAATACAAAGCCAAAGGTGGAGGTTATAAATCATAATGGCACTAACTAAACATCAAAAATCGTTAAAGGATTGGGGTAAACAAAAGTGGAGAACATCTGATGGTTCTCCATCTAAAGGAAAGAAAAGATATTTACCAGACGCAGCTTGGAAAGCTTTATCCCCATCAGAGAAAGCAGCTACGAACAGAGCAAAGGCAAAAGGTAATAAAAAAGGTAAACAGTTTGTTAAACAACCCAAAAATATAGCTAAAAAAACAAAAGCATATAGATAATAGGTAAGGATAAGAAAATTATTGTCAAAATAAGGTCATATGTGTTAACGTGTCAACAGGAGTATTTATGTCTACCTCTCGATTAATCTTTGATGATATTTCTCGAGTCGGTGAATGGGTGGCCGATCAAATGCCTGACGGTGCTTCTCCTTGGCACGAATACTACGCAATGGGCGCTGAAGCAAATGGCGACTTGGTAAGTGGCATCGTGTTTGAAAACATGAACGGCTATAACGCCAACGTCCATATTGCCGTTAGCAAACCCACCAAGCTGTTTTTGGAGCTTCTTGATCACGCTTTTATTTATGCGTTTCAAACATGTGGGCTTCGAAGATTAACTGGGCTGGTGGAAGCTGACCATATAAAAGCTCTCCACCTCGATTTACATATTGGCTTTAGAATTGAAGCTGTAATGAAAGGAGCCGGATCGTCCGGTCAAGATTTATTAATACTCGTGCTTTGGCCGGAAAACTATAGAAAAGGAAAGAGAATATGGGAAAACAACGAATCAGCCCCCCAGACTACACTCCATTAGCAGAAGCATCTGCGGAAGCTGCTCGTATTCAAACGGGGTTAGGTAGAGAACAACTAGCGTTTGCTCAGCAACAATATAATCGTTCTGCTCCAATTTTAGAAAGCATAGCTCGGCAACAAATGGCAGCTCAAAATGAGCAAATGGCTCAAGCACGAGATTATTATAACTACCAAAGAGATACATATCGTCCTCTTGAAAGATCAATTGTTCAAGATGCGCAAAGATTTAATACAGAAGCTTACCGAAACGAACTCGCATCGCAAGCTGCGGCGGATGCTGGAAGAGCGTTTGGTATATCACAACAACAAAATCAGAGAGCAATGGCGGCTATGGGAGCAAATCCTGCTTCTGGAAGATTTGCAGGTATGCAAAATGCGTCGGGGTTACAACAGGCAGCTGCAAGAGCGGCGACGATGACAGGCACAAGAACTCAAGCACAACAAATGGGTTACGCTCGTCAATTAGATGCTGCAGGGCTTGGTCGTGGATTAGCAGGTGCATCAGCCGCCGCATATGGTGGCGCTACAGGTGCAGGCTCAGCTGCAGGGCAAAGCGCTCAATCTGCAGGTCAGAATTATATGGGTAATATGGCAATTGGTGCTGGTACAATGGCGGCTGGAACTGGTCAACAAATACAAGGGCTAAGTAATGTTTTAAACAATCAAACTCAGACATATATTAATACATCAGGTAGTTTTCTAGGTGATCTTGGCGGTATTATGGGAGGAGCAGCGTCTCTTTATACGGCTTTTTCTGACCGAAAAATAAAAGAAAATATTGTTGAGGTTGGTGTCGATCAGCGTACAGCATTAACGCTTTATGAATTTAATTATATTGGAGATACTGAACGTCGTTTTCGTGGTGTTATGGCTGATGAAGTTGAACTTGTTTACCCAGATGCTGTTACAAATACTGATTTAGGTTTCAAAGCAGTCGATTACGGTGCGCTTGGTATAGAATTTAAGGAGGTGGCATAATGGCTCGTAAATCACCGTGGCAGGAATTTGCTGAAAATTTTGATGCTGTTTATGGCACATTTCAAAAAGTTGGAAAAAATATTGAAACATCTCGAATTACAGGAGATGAATTTACAGAAGAAGGTGGGCTTGGTTTTGGGTTAAAAGGTGATGCGCTAGAAAGAGCTCGTTATAAAGCGCTTGGTGATATTTATACTAAATATGGTGAAGCAGATAAAGGATTGGCTATTCGCCAACAACTTATGAATTTAGAAGAAGCTCGGCGGGCTAATGACATAAATGCTGCAACTCTCCAAGAACAAATAAGACAAACAGGCATATTAAAATCACAACTTATGGAGTCTAACATTAATAAAAATAATGCAGCTGCTGCTTTATCTTCACAAAGAGCTGCTGAAATATCTAGGTTATTAGGGCCAAAATATGATCAGGCTGTAGCACTTGCAAGACAACAAGGTTATAAGGCAGATATTGAAGGGGTAAATGCGTGGCTTGCTCAAAATACAAAAGGCAAAACTTTAGAGGATCAAATTGCAGAGCTAAATAAAAGTATCAGAACAAATGAAGCAATAATTGCAGCAGCTGATGGAGAAGTAAGCCTTGAACAAGAAATAATTGCTAACCGAGAAGGAATAATAGCAGACTCAAAAATAAAAAAAATAACAGCAGAGAATGAAGATGAAAAGCAAAAAGCTGAGATTGAATCTATTAAAGCAGGTACAGGTTTAACAGGAGCGCAAACAGAAAAAACTGAAACAGAAACTGAAATTACAGAAAAAACTAAAGATACTACAATACAAGCAACAAATGTACAAAACCAAGTAAATATTGCTGAGTCTGAAGCATTTTTAGCTTTTAAAGAGTTAAACCAAGAAGCCTTTGGGCAAGAACTTCAAACTCGTTTAACAACTGCTAGAGCTCAAGGAAACGCTGCAAAATTACAAGAAATAGAATCTGCTGCTTTTCTTAAGTATGCAAAAGATTATAAAAACGGTTTGTATGAAACAGGTAAAGACGCGGCAAATGCTTTTATAAGTATTGTTGGGCAGTTTGATCCTACTCGAGCGGCTAAACTTGCTAATGAATATAGCGCTGAAGAAATTGGCGCTATAGCTAATAACGGGTTGAAGATTCAAAATGAAGTTTCATCTTTTCTACAAAACCAAGATTTTGTAGGACTAGCTGAGTATTTTGACAAAAAAAATGGAACCGATTTTGGTATTACCCTTACACGCACCGAAGGAGGAGGC